GTCGCTGGGATACCCAGCATCAGCCGAGGTAGCGACACGAACGGCACCAAGACCGTTCACAACCACACAATTCTTCTCACTGGGGAGAGCACCTGAAACGCCGTCAAGGACGAGGGCGTCGCCAACTGCGACGGTGCAGTAGACCGTGCCAGCGTCGATGTAGTCCAGACGACCGATCAGGGGATCGCCGTCAGAACCAAGGCCGACCTCGAAATCACCAGTCACGGTGACGGCCTTTCCAACGTCGTCGGCGTCGAGAGAAACATGGGCTTTGAACGGAAGGGTTCTGAGGTTCAGGTCGTTGTAGTTCAGGTAATCAAACGTAGCTCTAGCCAATAGTCATCACTCCTTTCAGAATCAGCGGGACATTTTGAAAGCCATAGGTGGGGTTGCCGACGATGTAATTACAGGAGGCTTGACCTCGCGAGTAGAGGGTAGATCCTCTTTCGCCTTGGTCATGAACTGACTACGGTAACGCTTGATCTCGTCAATCGAGGACTTTTCAAAGAGAGCTTTGTAAAGGTCGATATCAAAGGAGTTACCCATAGCCTTCGTACCCGAAGTCAAAGCGTCTTCAATAAGGTCGGCTTTGAGGATTCGGCCTTCGTCAGCCATATCAAGGATCGTGGATGTCCAGTTGGCACCAGCGATCTCTTTGGCTCTGGCCTCGTCGATCTGGGGGGCCGTTTTCTCGACCTTCTCAGGCTTCTCGAACTTCTTGAACACCCGAATGCCAGACCTCTGGGAGTAGGTCATGAACAACTTTTCGTCGCCCTTGACCTCTTTGAGGTTGGTCACTTCGACCATTTCGGGTTCAGGATCGCCGTCAGCCGAGAAACCCGCTCCAGGGTAGGCACCGTCAAAGACTCCCGAATACTCCATGAGTCCACCGGGGGGTTTGGCGATGATGTAGCAGACCTTTTTCTTGCCGTCTACCTCATACTCGTTACCGGGCCAGTGGTCACATTCCCAGATTTGTTTTCCGCAGATGGAGCACTCGAAGGTCGAGTAGTAGAAACCGATCGACCCATCGAACAGAGTCCCGTCCTCGATGTCTTTGATGATCTCGTCGGTTGCGAGACCGTCCTTTTCCTTACCCCTGACGATGTAGATCCAACCCTTGAGGAGATGGGCCTCATCAGGTGCTTCGGGATTCCCTTGGGATTCCTCGATGTAAGCGTCAAACGACCTCCCCCATGTGTAAGCGGGGGTTTTGCTCGACCAACTCCAAGAGTGGTTGAGCATGAAGGCAACGCCCTTCTTGGCATCCTTGAGGTAGACTTTCAGCAGGGACTCGTCGAGTTTGACGTACCGATCCACAATCAGACCGTCGCCAACGAAAGTAACGGGGAAGACGAACACCTCTTCCTTCGTCAACTTCCGCTTGGAAAAGCGATTGATTTTGTTCAACTGCGCGGTCGTGGGAACACCGTAGGGAGTTTCAGGATCGAGGTCTTCCGGCTTGGCGAGACCTTCGGGCTTCTCCGGGGGAGCCTGTTCAAGGGGAATCTCTGGTTTCAGGGGTTCGGGAATCGGGGGGTTCTCTGGATCGAGTTTGACTTCGGGCGCGTCCACTCCGTCAACGGGAGCTAGACTTTCCTCAATCAATTTCTTGTCTTCCCCAGAGACCTCTTCCTCAGCGAATAGTTGCAGGTCTATCAATTTGTCGATATTGAATCACCTCCTAGATTTGGATTTGAACAAGCCTTTCGGCGGGTTCGCATAGCATCACCTTGACTTTCTTTGACCATTTGTCTTTCTTTGTTTGACCTTCACGTCAAAAAGAAAGGCTACTTCGGGGATTCGTCAAGACGATGAAACTTGACGACACTTTCGGGAAGGATGTCCTTGATGTGACGCTTGAAGAAATTCAGGAGAGCCGCGCCTTCCTCGGAGATAATCACGCCATCACCCTCACACACAGGGCATTTGTCTGCTGGAGGGGCTGGCAGTTCGGGGTCGGGCTTACCCAACCGTCTCGCTACTTCGTAACTCCAGCGCCCGATCTTCTCGTAGTCGCCGCGGAGAAACCCTAGCCCGCCACACGCTGGACACTTTTCGTACAAATTCACTTTGTCGCCTCCTTATGCTCTTTTGTACTTGGGGAGTTCCCTTTCGATGATGTTCCGCACAATCGACTCAACTTGCATTTGGAACAGTCGTTTTTGCATGAAACTGGATTGACTCTCGCTGTCGTTGTCTGCATTGCTCACACTCCCTTCGGCTTTGTGACCGACGACTTCCATCGCCGCTTCGTCGGGTTTGATCCAACCGTACTTTTGAGCCAACCAGTGGAACTCCTCATTCAGGAGCTGGACTTCCTTGCGCGTCTTGTCGGCTTCCCAGTCGATGGTCGTCCACTTCAGATGGGGGATACCCTGGACTCCGTTGACTCGTAACCAGTTTTTGGCTACGGATTCAATGAGTCGTTTCGATCCGCGTCTCAAAGACTCCACGAGTTGCACGAAGATACGGTATTGAACCGTACCCCATGTCTCCGTGATCCCCGATGTGCGGTTTTGGAACACGCCCATCTGACCCAAGGCGTTCATGATCTGGGGGTCTAGAGCCTCAAAGTACGGACGGACATCAACGCCGCCTCGCTCGTTCGCGCCTTTGGTTGACGAGATTTCAACGTCGTCGTAGTGGACGTAGGTTGAATCAACATCCAGGGAGGAGTAGAACGAAAACACCTTGGCGATCATGTCGTTCATGAACTTCTCGATGTCCTGCTGTGTACCCATGTTCATCTGTTTGGCTAACTCTACTACGGGCTGTCGCAGGAGTTTGATATCCTCCCTTGGATACCCGGCCTTGTGCAATACCAGAGCTAGATCAGCATAGGTCTGCAACTGTGAATCTACGGCTACGAGCGCGGGCGTGAACATCAAATTCCCACGGGGATCGTCTATATCGGGATCTGTGGGGACGTACATGAAGTTCGGACTCTTGACGTAGACCTTCTGGCCATTGCGGTATTGGTAGGGTTCCCAATCGTAATCCTCTTGGCGTTCCCACTGCAACCACGCAGGATCGAACGGGTAGACATCTCGTATATCACTCAGATCCTCATACGGGACTACTTCGCACCCCATGCCTCCTCGTAAAACGGCGGATTTGTGGAAGATGTCCACGAGTCCATCCATCCCCGAATTCGAGATTTGATTAACTCTAGGGGCGAACTCCTCATTCCAGCGTTTCTCGACGGATTCTTTGCGCCCTCCCCTCACTCCGTTGAATGTCATTGTATGACCTGCGTTGGCGGTTTGAAGGAAGTTCTGGACGGCCTTGGATACGTCGGGATGGTAGTGATAGAGGAAGTCAATCGCGGCTGCGTCGTCGGTGTAAACCCTGAGTCGAGTCAATACATCAGTGACGCGGGATCGGGTAGGAGAGAGGGATCGAGATCCAGACGAGGGGAGGATCAGACGAGTGGAAGAGGGGGTTGGTGAACGGGCGGCGGCTAACTTCGTGGGACGCTTCACAAGTATTGTTTCTATGTGCTCACCTCCTTTGCCTAAACGAAAACGCCGTAACCTTTGGCTACGGGCGAGGGATTAAAGTGTAACTAGAACGGTTCCACCTCAATCTCCTCCAATGCCTTCTGCGTAATCAACCGTCTCACTTCATGGAAAGCCCAACTAGGCACTATGATGTAACTCGTAATGTAGTCGTGCGCTATCCCCAACTTGAACTGTAGCGAGACCGTTTTCCTGTCGTTCAGTTGACGGGCGATGTCTAGGATCTCCTCGTGCTTGATGGGTAGGTAAAAGGCAGACCATCGGTGTTCGATCCAAAGGGTAATGTCGTCGTCGCCTTCGAGATAGACGGACTTGTGGAACCATTGACGGAGCCATTCTTTGAGTCGGTTCACTGAATCACTCCTTGATAAGCGAAATGGTAATCAAAATCGTCTGACTAACGCCTTATGATCAAATACCCGCCCCAAATGATAATAAGGAGCGGTCGGGGGATACATCGAGAGAGCATTGGTAAGTGACAATCCTTGGGCGGCTCCCGTTCTCGATGCTCTCTCGGCGTAATAATGTGTGTCTAGGGGATCACGCAGGTTCAAACGTCACGAGGTATTCCTTGCCGGGGATGAACTGCTCAGATGCAGCGTCGTTCTTGACTATCATCTCAATTTTACCGCTAGGTGTGTACTTGCCGAAGGGTTCACCTTGAACGGGGTACATCACAATATTCCATGGCGTATCCTCGCCATCGTACTTGGGGAACTTGGCCATATGGTCTACTCGAAACTTCGCAACTACCATGTGATCACTCCTTTTTGTTCTTCCATGCTTGGTAACACTCTTCGCAGCAGAAGTCATACCACTCGCCATCGATCTTGCGAGAAAACCATCCGTAGCTCTCTATCTCGCGTTGGGCTTCCCTGAAGTCGGGACCGTCGTTAAATGTGATGGTCTCTTCGTTTCCACAGTAGTCGCAAATGCACACGATCTCACCTTCGCCGTGTATGAAACCCCATTCAACGGTCTTGCTCACAGTTTTACCTCCGTTTCACCAAACAAGGCATTCCTGACTAACCTCAAGATATCCAGTTGGGCTTCAGCTTTGAGAATATCCTTCTCGTCAAAAAGCGCCTTCCTCAATACCTGAAATAGTACGATGCAATCGTCCAGGTACTTTTTCACCCGATCTTCGGTAAACGGAACTCTCATCTTCATTCCTCCTACGGATTAGGATCCGGATACCACTCACCCATGCTGTTCGCTATCGAGTAGACCAATCGCTCATCGAGTTCCTTCCCGAATACGCTACTCAACATGAAGGGGTCGGTCTTGATCAACGCCATCAACAAGAGGAACACTGGTTCCTTGAAGAGGATGTAATCGAAGAAGTCAGACTTCACCCAAACAGGAAGGTGTCTGGTGAGCGCGCTGGAGTAGCGTTCGCACACTTCATCGACCTTCTCAAGGATGTCAACCTTCGACCACAAGGGTTCAAGGAGTTGGACGATTTCAAGCGACCATCCTTCGTTGGGGCCATCATAATAGCGTTTGAATCTGGAGGATAGGTGGTCAAGGAGTTGTTCGGGAGTCATGTGTCACCTCCTTTCCGGTATCCTCGTTGAATCTGGTTTGACACTTCTCGCAAATATAGGCACCAAAATGACTACTCCAATAGGCGAGTTTGCAACAATGGGGGCAGAGGATCGTCATGGATTCACCTCCTTGTTCGCCTCACAAAATCCGACCACTCGTAGTTGTTGCCATACTGGATGACCATGCCTGAGTCTCGAATGGCGTCCATGAGCGATCTCGTCTTCTCAAGAGTGACATTGGCCCCTAATCTTCGGTGTATCTCTTCGAGGGTGAAGGGTTGGGACATGGACAATATCAACTTGGTCAAACGGAATTCGAGTTTGTCAACGAGGTTCATTGGTGACTTCCTTTCCAGTATCCTCACTGAATCGTCGGATGATCTTCTTCACTCAGGCTTCCTCCTAACTTCATCGGGGAACATCGAAAGCCAAGTTGTGGGAAACAGGAGCCATAATAGCAGTTCCTCTAGTTCTTCCTTTGTAACTCCACACCTCTCTGCAACCTTTGATGTTTTGGCAAGAGCGTCACGATAGAGGTCTACACGAGATTGCCCCTTGTACCAGCCTCGCAATTCCTCTTCGTACATGTCCTTGAAAGGGTCTCCTTTTCCCTCAAGATCCTTCTGCATTGAAGGACTCAGCGCAATAGGGCGAACCTTGTCTAGGCCGAGATCCCTCTCCATATCGTGGATACTGTGTCGATCACTCACGACTTTACTTCCTTTCCGGTATCCTCACTGAATCGTCTAGGCTTGGGGCAGGGAGGGAATATCGCTAGTTTAGGATCGGGCTTGCGAGAGTTCGCTTCATTGACCGCATCGTCGAGACTCCAATCGAAAGGTTCAGGCTGCACGAGTCCGCTCTTGAGGGTAATCATGCGATTGACATATTCAGGGAATATGGAGAGTGCTTTGACTCTCGCGGCACGACGCGATCTTCTGGCGTAGTAGACCATAGGTGGGCCGAACCAACACTCCATCATCTTCCGATGACAGACGGAGGGATGAGGGGAATGGGCTAGGTAGCGCATGGTTTCCTCCTCAAACACCACACAAGGTATGGCTGTGAACCATCCCCACCAAACCTCTTCGACCATTCGTAGCCTGCGTAACCCCACGGCTTCGGTTGAACAGGTTCAAGGAAGTCATGTGGGGCGATTATCTCCGCAACCGTGTACGGCTCCTCTGATCCCCACGGTTCCTTGGTCTTGTGCTTGGCTTTCATGTAGGCGGTGCAATCCCTGTTGGGCACGAAGTTGAGAACATATGTTCCTATCTCAGCCATACGGAGGATCATGTTTTGAGCGTCTAGGCGGTCGTAGTGTTCAAGGACTCCACTGCTGAACACGAGGTCGTAATGGTTGGTGAAGGGGTGTTTCATAAAGTCGCCTTTGATCACGTCAGACCGTGTTGGGTTCAGCTCGATACCTTGACAGTCAATGCCGATACCAGTGAGTGCGTCCTTCAGTTCACCTGAGAGACGGCCTACTTCAAGGGCAGTCTTGATGTTGAGGGGTTTGACGATGGAGAGGAACTCGTCAATGAAGTGCGGCTCATTGAACACTATTTCACCTTCCTTGCCTGTTCCAACTCATCCAATGCCCTGGAGATCAACATATCATCGTCATCTGGTTGGGCAGGGACGCACAATTTAGCCTCACGGTCGATGAACCGTTGGAGAGCGTCACGACACTTCTTGATGTCAACGGGGTCTCGGTATGATGCCCATTCGGGGTGACGTGATATTGCATCAGCCAACCAGTCGGGGATCTTGTCGTTCACTTTTCAATCCTCCTCAAAATGATCACCATTTCCTTACACCTGAACCACGAGACGTTCCCCATGTATGGCTTGATGTCAACCGCTTCCCACTCATCATTGACCATCATCTTCACCCATTCGCCGTACTTCTTTGGAGGGCGGCGGTGAGTCACGTCGAAGAAGTCGGGGGCTTCCTCAGTCCATACGTGAATGAGAATCCACTTGCTCGATACTCGCCGAAGCTCCCCGATAGCTTCTTCGGGATGGTCAAGGTGTTCCAAAGTGTCAAGACAGGTAACGACATCGAAACTGCGATCTTCATATGGTAAATCCGTGATGTCGGCTACCCTGACTCTCGTGGGAACGGGGGATTGCGAGATCGCGTATTTGGAGATGTCGCAACCCTCTGCTGTAACACCTAGATCGCAGACACTTTTGACAAGGAATCCCTTCGCACAGCCGCAATCCAAAAGTCTTTGAGGATGGAAAGTCGTGACTATATGTTTGGCTGTGGGTTCGAACATGCTTCTAAGACGTTCCCAGGTATATCCTTTGTAGCCGCATTTCGTGCCGTCTTCATAGTAAGAACGGTCGTATTCACTCAAGTTCCATCAACACCTTTGCCGTAGCTTCACCCGAATGACCTCTCAACTCTGACGGGAACACTTGTTCCATGAACCCCTTCACCTTGTCGTCAATCTCGCCGTGAATGAGGTCGAGGACTTCTTCAAACGAATTGGCGTGGAGTCCGATTTGATGTTCGTAGATCGCGGCTTCCATCGAACCCCGAAAACACGTCTTGACCCCGTTACCTACAAGCCAATCGCAAAAGACAACGGGTTTCCCCAATGCCCAGGCTTCGTAGATCATGGTGCTCGAATCACTGATCACCACATCGGCATCAACCAACGCTTGGTCGGTCGTCGAGAGGTCGTCCTTTCGGGCTGGGTGATAACTTTTCACAACCTCGCAGGGGAAACGATCCAGATACGGGTCGAACTTGCCCATGAGCGAGACCTGATGGATTGCATTGTGAGTGGGAGCGTATAGAACCCTGAACCCTGGACGCTTCTTCAGATCAACCAAAGGGTCGAGTCGAGACCAGCCTACAACGTGGACGTTCTCGTAACCCATCATTTTGAGTTTGTTCTGCATCGTGGGGCCGGATACAAGGAAGTGTTTGAACCCTAAGTTGCGACCAATGTAGTTCTTGTCTGAACACCCGTGATGATGGAAGACCTCGGCTTTGAGGGTGGTGAACAAGGCGACGTTCAGCGCACCTGGGATGTAAGATGAGGACTCGTTGGATTCCAAATGTTTCCTGATCGGTCTCACGACAGTCTGAAGCACGTTTCCATATGGGCCTGCGCTGGTGATGAAGTTAATCATTATTGGGCCACCATCGATCAAAAAAGAAGTACATGACCAGTTTGATCGCCGTATAAGTCGGGGTGATCTGCGTCACCGTGGGGAACGATCCTGTGAACAAGTAAACTATGAGACCGCCTAGACCCATGCCTAATATGATCTCGTAGGTCAGGGCCTTGACGATATTGCGAGTCTTGCCCTGTAGCTTGATCCGTGTCCACAGTCTTTCATGGAGGTAGAACACGATCAGGAATGTGGCGTGATGCACGAATGTAATGTACGTCGTGGTGATCCATTTTCGAGTGTAGAAATAGGTGACAGCACCCAGGACGAAGATCCCAAGGATGCGCCAGATGACTGATTTCAACGCGGAGGACTTGTTCAACGCTTCCACTCCCTTACAATCTTCTTTTTGATGTCCGTGGATGATTGACCGTCGTAGTAAGGCATGACTATTACTTGACCGCCGATCTCGGACATGACCTTTTGGGCTTCCCCTATTGCGTCTGGAGCGTGGCTCGTTGATTCAAAGAGAATGTCAACGTCCAGTTCCATCGCATTTGGAAGTGGGGAATATGTCTCTTGCCTCACCGCTTCGTCAACACATCGGACATTCTCGATGAGGGCGATGCGTTCCTCAAAGGGGATGATCGGTCTAGGCTTCTTCTCCATCGTCGCTCGATCTGTCAAAACCCCGACGATGAGATGATCGCAATTCTCTTTGCAGCGTTGAAGGTGTTTCAAGTGACCGATGTGAAAGAGATCCGCGACGACATAAGCGTAACCAGTGATCATTTTACTTCCTCCTCGCAGTAAAGATTGATCCAACGATTTCATAGTCAGTCCACAGCCCAGAGGGTTTCAAGATCGTCTCCACGACTTTGTAGACACCGTTGAATTTGAGGTCTTGGCACTTGGGGTCGTAATCGTGGAAAGCTATAAAACCCCGAACGAAGGGACTCCATGATCGGTAGTCCTGGGAGACATCATCAAAACCGTGTCCGGCATCAATGAAGAGTAGACCGATGGGGCGAGTCCAGACCTTTGATATTTCCGATGTGTTCCCTTTGAGAGGGGTGACATTCAGACCCTTGGTGATCTCAAGGAATTCCTTGAACGTCTTGGAGTCGTTGTAAATGGGGTTTCCAGATACGGAGTCCCATTGGTCGATTGCGAAAACGGATGCTTTTCCACGGGCCAAATACGATGTGGACTTACCCTTGAAAGAACCCAACTCGACAATCGCTAGATCCGGGGGAACCTTTGAAGCCAACCGTGAGAGAAGTTCACCTTCGATGGGTTCGATCAGGCCGGGAATATCGGCTAATTCCGTGTGACCACCTCCACTATCTCTCCAATAGATGCGAGGTGCCGTTCCATATCAGTGAAAGCTCTTGCGAATTCTCTGGGATGAACATCTTTCGAGAGGGCTTCCTTGATCGCACGGGCCATGTCTGAAACATCGTCAGTCTTGAAGATCGTGAGGGGTTCGGGATAACCCATCTCTGTAGCGATCTGGTTCAGTTCCAAGTGGGCAAGAATATCTGAGGCTACTGCCGGAATGTCGGAGGCAAGTGCCTCGACCAAAGCAAGCGGCCCTCCCTCAGTCCTAGCTGCGGTCAAAAACAGTTTGAACTCACCCAATACGGTCGCGGGATCTTTGATTGAAGGAAGAAGTTCGCAAGGGACTTGATGGAATTCGGCCAGTCTCTTGAAGTATTCCTTTTGATTTCCAGATCCGTAGAACTTCAAAGGGATTCCTGTCTTCGAAGCCGCCCTGATCGAGATATCGATCCCTTTGATCAGAGTATAGGCACCGTGACCTCCGATCTTGTCCCTAGACCCTTCGACCTTCGAGTAATGCTCGGTATCGACAGGGTAGGGTATATAAGCAGTAGGTAGATGATTTGCGGCCAACCAATCCGCGATATACCGTGAATGTGTCAAGATCAGGTCGGGTACACCCTTGTCGCAATCGGCTGTGTCTAGACGATGGACGTACTCTATACAGGGGAGTCCAGACTGATGAATCGCTTGCACCGCCCAAGCAGGGGGCCAGTGATATATGATCCTGTCGTATTGTTTGAGCATCTTCAGGAGTCGGGCTTGGTGTCTTTCGTAGACATACTCAAACGGGCAGTCGTCGGTGATGATCCCACCGCATACGATGACAGGCCATCCATATCTCTTCTGATGGGCCGCTATTATCGTTTCCACGCCACCCATACAGGCGTTTTTGGTGAGGATGACGGGACGCATCAGATCATCTCCTTGATCAAATCTGTCCAAGACCGACGCCACTTTCGGATGTCAAACGAATCAACCGCCATCTCCCTGCCATGCCTACCGAACTTCTCTCTCAGCGAGGGGTCTTCGAGTTCTCTGATCTTCTCGGTGAGTGAGTCATAATCGGGATCCCACACAAGTCCGTTGTAGCCGTCGATCACTAGATCAGTGAGTCCTCCGACATTCGAGGCGATGATTGGTAAACCAGACGACATACTTTCTAAGGTTCCAAGGGATTGGCCCTCGCAGGCAATCGTGGGGATCACGGAAATGTCGGACTTTTGATAGAGTTCGGGCATATCCTCCATTGGAACCCATGTTTGTAATAGGTTCTTGTGCGTGTTGTGGATCTTGTCGGTCATCATTGTTTCTTCTTGCTCGTTGATTGCCTGACCGCAAGCTATAAATTTGTAATTTGGATCGTCCGCGAAGTCTACCGCGAGTCTGATGAATGCGTTCTGACCTCTCAATATGTGCATCCTTCTTGGCAGGAGAACTCTTGTTTCAGGCCATGTCTTTTTGCCAGGGATGAATTTATCGGTATCGACGAAGTTGGGGATCACTACCATCTTTCGTTGCTCACCGGGGACAATCGCCCGTATGACGTTTTTGGAATTCGTGTCAACCGAAACGCAGACATCGGGAGCTGTAAACCCGTAGAGGTTCTGCTTCCAAAACTGAGCGAGATCCGAGTCGTTCCATGTTCGAACGGGGTTGTGAACCCAATCCCAGTAGATCCCATGACATACCGAGATTGAGTTACGGTGAGCGTGAGGCCAGCATAAAAACGGGCTGAAGTATATATACAGATCACTTCCAGCGGCCATTTCGTTAAACCATTGGTTCAGTTGAGGGTAACAGTTGTGATCCAGATTTTCAGAGTGTCGCATGAGCACAAAATTCATGTTGCCATAGGTCTTGTAGATATCGCGGGGAGACGACCCGGCTGGAGGGTAGCCTGCATAAACGGTGACGGTGTGCCCCATATCAGTCAGGAGTCTCGTGAGTTCAACAAGATACTTCTCGGCACCGCCATGCACTAGGCGATCTTTGCCTTGAACCTCAGCTAGACTCTTGAAGTAGTCTGTCGTGAGAATACTGACTCTCACTGCATCGCCTCCACGGGAGGGATGAGCTGACGCCAACGGTTCCACCAGATCGATTCGTCCCATGTCAGCGCAGTCTCTCTGGCTTTCTCGCCCATCGTTTTTCTAACATCCTCGTTCTCGGCGAGATACTTGATGTAGTCAGCGAGGTGGTCATGGTTGGGGTCGAAGATCAGACCGTCTAAACCATCTCTGACCATTTGTGCTAAACCGCCTACACCCGAAACAATGGTGGACAATCCGCAAGCCATACTTTCACAACAGCTCAGGCTCGATCCCTCTGCTCCTATCGTCGGTATGACCGATATATCAACCGACTGATATAGTTCCGGCATCTCCTCTGGACGCTTGTGGATCTGCACGAGGTTGGGGAGAATCCGTGTGACATTCCTCTCAAGATCCTCCTGCTCAGACTCGTTCATTGCGTCACCGCAAGCGATGAATTCATACTCAGGTAGGGCTTTGGCAGCGGCAGAGAAGATGTTCCAACCTCTGACCATTGTGGATCTGCGAGGGAAGAGGACTCGGATACCCTTCCAATCCTTCGGCCTCGGCTTGAAGACCTGCGTATTGACGTAATTTGGAATGACATGAATCCTGATTTCCGATCCAGGCTCCATCGCCTGAATGACGTTTCGGACGTTGTAGTCAACAGCCACGACTTGATCTGGCAGGGTGAACCCTTTCATTTGAATGCTCATGTAGTGCTTGCGCTGCTCCTCGCTCATACTCGCGTAAGGATGCTCACAAAAATCCCAGAAGATGCCATGCGAGATGCTTACGGCAGGATTGACCACACGGGGATGACAAAGCGAAGTGACGAAATATACCCTGAGATCGGCGTGCCGAGCGTGTTCGTTGAAAGCGCGATTCAAAAAGTCGTGACCCTGACGTGGCGAAAGGAAATGCGCCAAAAACTTGATACCCTGGTATTCCTTTTCGATGTATTGGGGATACGGGCCTTCGAAACCTGGAATGGGGCTGTACTCCTCGTATACCCGGACTTCGTGACCGTCCGCCATCAGGTGGTGACAGAAGTCAACGAGATAGCGATCACCGCCTCCGTGGATTATGTGGTCATGCCCATAGGTAATATCCTTGGCCGAGCCGTCAGCTTGGACTTGGGGGATCGTGAGGGAAACAGATTGATGAAAGCGCGTTGAAAGAACTGCAATCTTCGAGATGATCACTCCCTACATGAATTTGTGCGCTACATACCCAACCAACAAGGCCACTGAGTAGGCGAGGTATAAAGCGGTTATGCAAATCCAGAACTCGCGGGTTTTGGCCTCTACGTCAGCGGTCTCGTTCTTCGTTGAGTCGCCGAGATTCTTGAACAAGTTGACTAATGCGCTCAGTCCGATTGCGTGGGCGATGGTTATCGGTGGTAATCCAAGCGGAACGACGAACCATGACCACAACTTCGAGATCGCGAATCCGCCATAGATTCCAGCGGCAAAACCGAGGGGAATACCAAGGAAAACGATGCGTTTCATTCAAACTCCTCCTCAACCTTCTCAAAATGCTCAATGCACAGGTCGTGAGCCTTTTCGGTGTACGGCCCCATCACGATCCAATAGTTGCCATCCCACTTGCGGTATTGCCAGGGGATCGTCTTGAGGTCGAAATCGGGGTCGTAAGGGGATTCGATCACGAGGGAGCCGTCTTTCGTCCAGGTGACGAGGCAGGAGTCGTCGATCAGGCAATCAACTCCTTCGCCGCCTCATAAGCAGCATCCCTAATCAGCGAGGGGGTCAATTTCTCGACAAGGCAGCACACATGGTCAAACACCGAATACCTAGACTCACTGACCATTTCAAGACGCTTGGGAGTATGAAGCAGGGAACCTAATTCAAGCATGAACTGAATGGCGAAGGAGGAGGAAGGGTTCTCCCTGATGTAATCAAGGATCTTCCAACTGCCTTCGGGTGTCTCGTAATGGGGAATGGGTCTGTGACCGTACCAATCCCTGTCGTCGGGTATATTGTGGCCTCCGAGGTAGCGGTAACTAGGCATCCACACCGCCGTCCCCTCGAATAGTTTGGTGCAGCCCCTTTCCTCGTGACCATAGGACGGTTTGCCAGATTCGTCCTCGTCGTAGGCGTCGGCGACACCCCCACAGCAGAAGTAGGGCCAGTTAACTACCCCGATCCCCATCGCTTTGGCTATCGCAACGTCTTGTTCACGGTTCACTTCGGACTCGCCTCGATTCGAGGGCCATACAGTAGGGTATCTGCCAAGTCGCTCTTGTTGCCAGCGAGGTAGGCTTTGTACTCCTCGCATTGGTCACGGCAGGAACAGTTGTTCTTCGGGTCGTGCCATTCGTAGATGCACTTGTCGCAGGGTTTCATTGGTCAGCCTCCTAGTACCATCCGTCGAAGTCAGGGGCGATGT